AAGTTGATGCAGAGTTACCAGACATTGATGCTCTAATAAAGGAGAGTTCTTCTGATGAGTTCATCAGAAAGAAAATCAATGATATTCTTGGCGATAATTAAGTATAATTTTTTAAAGAAGAAATTATGAAGATAGAGAATTACAAAAGAGCAGAACAAATTCTTTCTACCATCAGTAAACTTGATGAGTTGAAAGATTGTATCGATAAGTTTGACGATGTAGAGTGGAGCTTCAATTATAAAGCAGTTTTTAATCAAAATTTTTCAGAGATTGCAACCGACAAGGATTTTGTCTCTAGATTCAAAGATTTTATTGAGAAAGAGAAACTGGGTTTAAATGAAGAGTTTGAAAATTTATAAGCTATCTAAAAAAAATATTCCATGAAGATAGAAATCAGAAGAGTAACGGACTGGCAGCGTGTAGTGGATGCTGCTCGGTTCACACAAGGCAAGGAACCGCTGGGTCATGAGCCTAGCGATGAGTTCAAGAAACAGATGATTCTCAGCGAGCATTCACCGCTCAGAGAATTGGAGTTCGATATTAAGATGTATGGCATACCATACTGGGTGAGTAACCATTTTGTTCGCCATGTTCATGCTCAGCCATTCGTTTCCACATCTAGACCAGATATTACTGGCTCCAATGTATCTCGTCACGATATGCGTCAGGATGATTTGGTCAACTTGCAGTTATCCCTCAACGCTCAGGAAATTATCAATATCTCCAAGCTAAGACTCTGCAACAAAGCATCCTACGAGACAAGAAAGATATGGATACAAGTGATTGAAGAGTTGAGGAAAATCGAACCACGTCTTGCTGCTGCTTGTGTCCCACAATGTATCTATAGAGGATTCTGTCCTGAACCAAAATCATGTGGAAAGACACAAACAAATGTTTTTCCTATTTATAGAGAAAACTACGAACATTTATTTCTAATCGGTGAACGTATAAAATTGGACTATGAAATATCCAAAATTTAACGTCAATGAATTTGTCGGTGGGCACTTCGAGTACACCACTCCATGCCCATTCGGCATTCAAGGCAAGTACACCCATGAAATACTGATGGTAGGTAGCCTTGCTTGCCAGCGATGCGAGCACTTCCGAGGTATCAACAAAGAAGATGGTATCGTATCTTGTGGAATCGAATAGTTTTAAGAGTGCAGCCTATCTGCATTCTTCTTAATAATTAATCAAATTTTATATATGAATACAAAGAAAATCTCAATCATTCAGCGTATCAAGGAGAAGTTCCTTGGTAAGCAGTTCTTTATTGCAGTAATCGCTAACAAGGGAACCAGTTCCTACTTCGTCAACTCTACCATCTACCGCTCAGAGAAGGAGGTGAAGGCTTACAAGAAATACATCACCACAGACGAGCGTATGAAACAGAGCTTCGATTTCGTAGGCTATTACGGTTTCCGTTCAAAGTTCGACTTCCGCATTCCTCTTAGCGGAAAGCCAGTAGCAGTTGAAGAGGCAAAGAAACTGGCAGAGAAGTAGTATGGGAAAGTTGATAGACCTTACTGGACAGCGTTTCGGCAGATTACTCGTCTGCCGAAAATCTGATAAAGAGAACCACCAGCATGGTGCGTTCTGGATATGCAAGTGTGATTGTGGCAGGGGTTGTACGGTTCTAGGTTCTGCTCTTCGTGACGGACGAACCAAATCATGTGGCTGTTACCGCTCAGAGCGGGCATCTGCCATCATCACCAAGTATGGCAACCGCAATGGCAGACCAAAGCGGAAAGAGAAAGTTAACGGATAATATACATTTTATCACTTTTCATATTATATTTGCAACATGAAATTAAAGTATTTAATAGATAAAGTCAATGGTTTCAGGCACCGCAACGTTTTTGTGGTACTGGACGGAAGAGCCAACTCGGTCACGCTCTCCAAGGGCATCTATGACCATATCATGCAGAAGGAGCGAACAGACAATTCCATCTTCGTGTTCAGGTTATCTGACCGAGGTACATACGGATTCTGCATGCGTGAGGACTGGGAAGAACTTCGCAAAGCCAACACCGCCTTCGCTCAGCTTCAATTCAATCAGAAGTATAAGAAGATAGGATTCCGAAGTGACTTCCCTTCCATCACCGCCATCCTTGATGAGTACAACCTTCCTCTCAACAGAATGGTTCGCCTTACTTGCATCCCACGCAAGTCAGCCAAAGGCGAACCTTATTACGAAATCATGCGACCAAACTTAAATTCGAGCACATGGCAACAAGACAAGAAGTAATACTCAAAGGGCTTACCCACTCTCCATCCGACTACGATTGTAAGGATGGGGAGTTGGCAACCTGCCTCAACCTCATCAACGAAGATGGGGCACTCCACCCTATTCAGCAGCCGATAATAGTAGAGAGTAGCAAGAATATCACCATATACCAATATAGTTCAATAGAACTGGTTCATAAGGTGACACACAATCAGGCTATTCACTCCCACTATATCATACGTTCCTCGGACCCGAGAGATAGGGAAAGATGGGGATGGATAGAGCAGGATTCAGCAGATGATACACCTACAGAGTTCCTGATTGGCGATGATTTCCACGTCAACTCTGTTTGCGCCATCGGAAACGTCTTATGCTTTGTTGGTATTAAAACTACCAAATATGCTATATGGAAGACTGGTTCTTATCTTATTTTCGGAAAAGATGATTTGCAGTTTGGTATTGAGATTGCCAACACTTATCATCAAGACCTTACCTTAAAGGTAGAAGCTGGAGATGATTTCTACAAATACTTTATTGTAGAGGATGGAAATCTCAATTTGTACTACAATACAAGTGCTATTGGTACGAGGAAGATGTTTACAGACCTTGATGCGATTGCCAACAAGAAACTTGCAGAACTCGGAACAGAGTATCTCAAAAGAAATGTTTTCGGTGTGGCTGCTCTTCGTCTTTACGATGGTACATACATCAATATATCAAACCCTTTTGTTCTTCCTAGTGCAGAGTCTAACGCTGTTTCAAGAAAGATAAACATATACAAAGACCCAGTAAAACCTGATGCTCCAAACGGAAAGACTATAACATCAGGTGTCGGCATCAACAAATACACCATAGAAATTAGAGAAGTTGGCAACTTGCAGCAATACGAGGATATTGTTCAGGGAGTTGATATATTCCTCACCAATGGCGAAAGTTTCTATCAGATAGATAAATCTTATAAAATAATCCGTACTGCTTATTATGGAGATATAGACTACGTGCTTTTGGATGATATGAACGCAAGAGACGTTCACGACACCATCGGCAATATGCCTTTCTATCATTCGATATTCATTCCTCTTAGTGAATTTGAACATCCGAAAGTTGTTAAGAAGCCAACGCAAGCAGAGGAAAACATTTCTCTTGCCGACCTCAACCGAATAGCATTTGGCGGCACTACTGCTATTACATACAATAACAGACTGCACATCGCTGGCATCAGAAAGAACATAGATTCCAGTTTGGTTCGCCAACCATACGGCTACAAGAATGAAGAATATCTTACTGCCATATACGAGATTCCGACAAACAACGGAACATACTATCTGAACGGATATATTGGTAACTATCAGGATATTATCGCTGTGCCAATTAGTGATGTGAAAGAGATTGTCGTTTACGAAAAACGCACATCTGGGTATCGTAAAAAACGTTTTAAATTATATAGCCCTTCTAATTTTGGCTTGTCATTTTTCGTGCAAACTCTAACTGGAGGTATTGATGATATTATGGGAGGCGATTGGTATGATATTACGGAATCAGACTGGAATGCAATCAAGCAGAAAGCAGATAGTTTTGCCGCATCAAACTCAGATGATTCTTACCAGCCTTCACTTATCAGAGTGAGCGAAGCTGAGAATCCTCTAGTCTTCCCTGCCAAGAATAGTGTTCAGGTTGGCTCATCCATCGTTAGTGCAATGGCAGCAAATACCCGACCAATCAGCGAAGGTCAGTTTGGTGATGCCCCACTCTACGCTTTTACCGATGAAGGTGTTTGGGTATTGATGCTTGGAGAAGAAGGAACCTATATTGCCCGACAGCCAGCCAACAGAGATATTTGCTCTAACCCTAAGGGTATATTGCAGATTGATGATGCAGTTCTGTTCCCTACCGAGCGAGGCATCATGATGCAGCGAGGACGAGAATCTGAGTGCATTACCGATGTATTGGATGGCTTTCCATTCGACTTCACTCTAATATACAGCTATTCCAAGAAAAATCAATACTACCCTATCTCTATTCTTGAACTACAAGATTTTGAAGATGGAGAAGTAGCCTATGTTAGATTCAGGAAGTATCTGAAAAATGCCGACATGATTTACGACTATTACGATAGCCGTATCATCGTCTTCAATCCTAGCTATGGCTATGCGTATGTGTATTCCCTGAAAAGCAATTTGTGGGGAACGATGGTGAATGTGTTCGCCGAGCGAGTTAATAGCTACCCTGAGTCATACGCTATCAACGGTGCAGGAAAGATTGTTAATGTTTACGTTGAAGAACCGAGCGACAACATTCCTTTCTTTTTCTGCACACGACCATTAACGCTTGGTCAGGGAGATAGCCATAAGACTATGTTTACTTGTCTTATCCGTGGTTATTGGACGTGCGACTCCAGCAAATCTAACGGACAGATTCTTTTTGGAAGCAACGATATGAAACATTGGTTCTATATCGGTTCTTCTATAGACAATAGTCTTAGAAACTTGGTTGGCTCTCCATACCGCTATTTCAGAGTTGCCGTCATTGGTAAGATGAACGCTGATGAAAGCATCAGCAGCATTTCTACTGCTTTCCAACCAAGATGGCAGAACAAACTTAGATAAATATTTTTTTTACTATTTTCTATAATTACAATAAAGGGTAGCAGTCCGTGATGGATAGCTACCCTTGCTTTATCTTAGCCTTAAACGACTAACCTAAAATGGATGCAAAGCGATTCTTGCTCTACCAGCCGAGCGGTTGCTGGCATCCTTAATCTTCTTTTTCTTATCCTCAGCCAGTGCCCAGAATCTATCAGCACCATCAGGATAAACAATCATTAACCACTCATATAAAGACTGGTTCACAATATAATCGTGAATGTATACCGTCATGGTATGCACACTTGTCTTCGAGAATCCACTTGGCATTCTCATGGCTAGATAATAAGCATCCTCATCATTTGTCGGGGAACCTATACACTCTTCCCACTCATTGGAATCAAAGCCACCTCCAAGCATTTCCATCTTGGTATATCGGAAAAGCATTTCCTTGCAGTCTTCTACCGCTGAGTCAAGAATCCTTGCCAGTTTATCCCGATTGCCATCCTCGCCCACATCATAGATGTTATGAATCAGGTGTGAATCCTCTACAGAACTAGAGATTGAATCCGCATAGGCAGCAGCCGTATTTTTGATGTCAAACACCAGTTCCTTCTTCTGAAGCTCTATCATTACCTTATAACCAAGATTGCATGTTCTGCATTCTTTCATACTCACCTCCTTCCTTATTCGTTAGAAGCCGTTCTGCTTGGTCTCTCACGTCTGTTGAAGGTCTCATGCAGATTCTTGATAGCTGTTACAGACAATTCCGAATAAGTCTTCGCCTCGTTAGGATTGGTAATAACGAACCAGTCCATCAGAGCCTTGTTGATAATGTAGTCATGGATAGAACTTGTAAGTGCATCCTTCAAAGCAAGCGGATAATTGGATGGAAGAGATAGATTGATTGTAATATTTGTATCGCCATCAATTAACTCGTTAGATGCAGTTGTACCGCTACCGGTTCTTACCGATTCACTTAACTCCACAAGCAGTTGACTATACGCATTCTGAATGCTACGCAAAGCCTGATTCTTGTCTTCTTCATCATCACTTGCCTGAATATTGCTGGCAGCCTCAGCATCCATGTCAGCAGCTCTTCTGTTACGCCCAGTCAGGAATGCCTTGTTCTGAAAGTCATAAATGAGTTCACTCATATACAACGTTATCGTTAAATCTTTTCTTGCCATACTATGATATTTTTGTTCGTGTTGGTTTCTTTTTGAAAAACGCTTTATCCTTGATGTCGAGCAATAATGCAGCAGCGTTATCTGCATACTCCTTCACCTTGTCGTTGGCGGTAATCTCACACCACTTCCCGATGATGCTGTTCACCAAGAATGAGTTGGCAGAGGATTTGATTGATTCGAGTAGGTTATCATCAAATCTGCTAGGCATTTCGAGTTGCCAAGTGATATTTACGTCTGCTACTGAGACTCCTGAGATAAACCGTTTCAGCACGTTTATCAACGAATCGAGCGATTCATTGAAGAACCTATCAATCATCGTCAGGTCTGCATCCGTCACAAATACTTGGTCAAATGCCGACTTTCCATCCTCCAGTTTGTTCTTTGCGCCTATGTAGGCAGTAGTCTTTGCCACCTCCTCATAGATGTCACTTTTCGTGATTGTCAATGTGAAATTTGCCATTCTTTATCTTTTTATAGAGTTTATAACCTAATACGATTAGCAGCATGCAGAGTGCTCCAAAAGACCATACTGCATACTTCAACTGAAACTGCTCCCACTTGGAGAGTTGTTTTTCTACTGGGTAGAGAACTGGGATGGAGTCTCTTTTCAGGAAGGAATCCACCTTCACCTTATACACATTTTTATAAATGCTCTTCTCATGCCATCGGTCAAGAAAGCAAGTATCTCCCTTCTGTCTGAAGAAGATTGAATCACGCACAAAAACGCTGTCAGAAGTATGCAGCGTATCGTGTTTTACTACGTCCCGACATATAACTTTTTCCATCGGGACGTATTTTGTCTTGCATCCCGACAGAAGAAAAGCCACCAGCAAGATACCAATCACGTAGAGTGCTACTTGCCAAAAATCAGTATCGTACCATTTTACTTTCATAGGCTAAACATTAAAGACCTTCTTTGCTCTTGTAAGAAACTTTCGTCTTGATTCCAAGCCGTTGGTTCCACCATTGATTGTCTTGGTAATAGCCACGAAACTATCACTATCAGCCAGTTTGTTCAGGTCATGTTTCCACCACCACCACATAGCACTCTTCGTTGCTCCTAGCGGAAACTCCAGCAACTGAGGATTCTCCATGATGTCACCAGTGCAATACTTGCTGTTCTGATAAGCCTGATAGTTGGCTCTGCCAGTAATCTGAATCAATCCCCTACCCCGATACTTGTAGCCATCACCATCTTTAAGGTTGCCGAGCATATTCTTCAACTTGCCCACATCATACCTATGGAAGTAGTTCTTGTTGCCGAGTTCCTTGGTGTATCTCAGTTCTCCACTCTCATGTGCAATTTGAGCCAAGAAATGAGCCATTCGCTTAGGAGTATCAATATGGAACACCTCAGCATAGCCATTGATATAAGGAAGAAACGCATCCACCTTATCCTTGGCATTCGGCATAATAGCCAAAATCTGTTCTCTTGTTACCTTCATATTACTTGCCCTCCTTCACTTGTTTCAGCATACTTGCGAGTTCATCCTTCACCTTGCTCTCAAAGTTGCCTAGTTTTGTCTTGAAATAAACGTTTACCCCGAATATTGCTCCAGAGTAAACCAATGTCTGACTGACATACCACAGCACACCATCAGACACCACATAATTGTTGAGAAAGAATGATAGGAAGGTGAGCGCAACACCACTCACTAGCATTCCTATAGCTGCACCATATTGCAATCCTTCACGTACATTTGGAGTCATATCTTATATTTATATATTATTAATAATATGCAAAGATAAGAAATGATTCCCAATTAGTTACTTTATCCGTTTATTGTGTGCCATATTTTGCTGGTAGGATGCAAGCAGTCAGGGTCTTGCAGATACTCGATAGCCATCAAAACCACCATTTCCTTCAACTCATCAGCATCTTTGCTATATCGCTCCAGCATCACATGATGGTCACTTCTCATCAGGTTCATAGTCACAGCCAAATCATGGATGGTATAGTCAGAAATATCATCCTGATGCTTGTCAAAGGCTTCTCTTATCTCATCATCCGAGAAGAAAGGAGCCGTATGCTTGGTTCCGTCAGCATCCTCATACCACATCTTGCTGATAGCATCATCGGCAAAGTGCTTGTCAAAATGCTCTTCGCTCAACACACCATACACCATCGCACAAAGATGATGCTCCTCCACATCGCTCAACTTGCATGAGAGATACTTGCCGACTGCCTTAGCTATAGCCAACATCTGTTCAGGAGCCATTTCCTGCTGATACTTTTCTACGAAATCTACGAAATTCATACCTATACAAATTAAAAGTTTATGATGTTGCAAAGATACGAATATCTTAAACGCAGCACCATAAACTCGTAGATATTTCTGTAGCTATCTGAATATCAGACAAATACAGTTACGATAAAAAACACCTCCTTTCTTTATTCGTCCTTAAATCTGGTTCTCTTCTCTCCACCCCTCGTCCAGATGTCGCTTTTCTTGCGTTTCGCCACCTTTCCGATAACGTCATTCTCGTAAAGTTCGGGCTTATTCTCCCTACCTTGGGTCTCTGAAGCAACACCACCATTCGGGTTGCCACCTTGGCTGGCATCAGGTTTCCCATTGCCATACCATTCCTTGTCACTTGGTTTGTCTGCAATCATAACTATAAACTATAAATTATTAACTGTAAACTAAGCAGCAAGCGGTGGGTTCTGTCCGTCAGGACTCACCCCCTGACCACTCATCATCTGCTGCAACATCGCCTGAGCCTTAGGATTGCTCTGTGATGCCTGAGCCACTTGTGCTTGAAGCTGAGGAGAGAATCCTTGTGGAGTCTCACCATTCTGAATGGCTTGCTGGTTGGATGCAACCGATTGCAACAACTCCTCTCCAAATGGGAAATCTCCTACTTGCAACAACTGCTCCAGCGTGATAGCCTGATTCTGCCACAAAGTCATAAGGAACTCATTTGCCATCTGTCTGTATACTGGAGTAGCCGTACTTTCCGTGATGTTGATGTCAAACTCAACGTCTCGTATCTTCTTAGGGTCGTAGTGTACAATCTGTCCTGCCCTACCCACGATATTGAAGTTGCGAGCCACGTCATAGTACTGCTGCATATTCTTCACGGTCTTGTAAGCACCATCAATGATGAACTGGCTGAATGTCTCCAATATATCAAGCAGCGACATGGTAGCATTCTGTGTCTGCTGTGCATAGAGCGAACCGCTCGTACCTGATACTCCTGGTTTACCTTGCAATGCTCCGTTCACTCCCGATATATCCTCAAAGAACTTCAACTGATAGCTGAGCAAGTCACCGATGCCGATATTCGTAGAGTTGTTCGCTACTTGCTGAGGAACCTGACCTCTCTTGTTTGGCTTGTATCTCACCACACCATTGAATCTACTCCACTCATCGCAGAAATCATCCCAACTCATATCATCAGGAAGACAATCCTCAGGACAGAGCAGCACACCCTTGGCACTCGAACGCATGATGAAGTCATACATCGTGATAAGTCGGTTCACGTATCTCTGCTGGTCAATCACATCTTCCACGAAGCTGTGAATCTCGCCATCAATAAACGGATAGAACTTAAAGCAGTATGGATGCTCACCATGAGCATAAGGAGTCTCGCCTTCTCTCAGAATATCACCGAAAGGAGAAAGATAGTAGAAATGCCAGTAATCATCCATAAACCACTCGGCATCAATCAGAGGAATATCCTCTTCCAGCATGCCAGCAGCCATACCTCGCCTGATTCTGTCTCTGTTCTCTGCATCTACAATATCAGCCTTATCCTCAATATCAATCTTGAAATCATCGCCATTGTTGTAGTCGTGGCATCGGTATCTCGGTTTACTCTCCTTTCGCCAAACCTCAATCACTCGGCAGAGCGAAGGGTTGGCAGGATTCATAAAGTCGATGGTCTTAGGGTCAAACTCACCGAATCGCTGAGTGCAGTCTGCAATCACGAAATCTCGGTTAGCCGCCAACCGGTATATCTCCTTCAACTTACGAGCTTCAGCAGGAGACTTGGCAAACACTCTCAGCACGTTACCGATGGTAATGTCATGTACCTCACCCAAGCAACTCACGTCCCAACCACGGAAATCCCTCATATTGTTGTCTATGAAGAAATTGTTCGGGTTCACGTAGTCCGTCCAGCAATCCAGCCTACTTCTTCGCCATCCATATTTTTTCTTATAGATAGCAGCACCGCTTATCAGGAACTCTTCCATGGTTCGGGCATCCAGTTCCGTCTCTCGGTTCAGTTGTCGGTTACATTGCAGCACCACGCTCATGGTCTCACCATATCGTTTTTCATCCTTATCTCTAGCATTGCATGTTGGTTCCTTGCTCTGAGAGCGGTACACACCCAGCACATTCTTCACCAACCTACGGATAAGGTTGTTCTTCAATGGTTCACTACCCTGCTCACGGATATAGTCTTCCTCCCTGATACGCTTAGTAAAGCCACACTTGCTTTTGAACTCAATGGTATCGCCCCACTGGTCTCCATAGCAGTATCGCTTGTTTCTCAGTCTTCGCTTTCGGAAGTTATCCATATTGTTATAGTATCGTTGAGCCTCCAGCAAGATAGAGAAGGCACGCTCGTAAGGCTTGTCAAATCGGTTCTTGGATGCCTTCACGCTATCCAGTTCTTCCTTGTCAAGCACCCTACTCAACGATAGCAGTTTGGTTTCTTCTTTCTTCTTTGCCATAATTTATGATGTTGTAGGTTCAACAATATGTGCCAACTTTCTAGCCACTCCAAGGAATCCGCTTGCAGTATCGGTATCGCCAAGGCTGATACAAGTGAGATAACCAGCCATGTATAAGATGGCATCTTTCAGGACGGAAGGCAGACTGATTTTCTGTTCGGTAGTGATAGATGGAACCTGAACATAGATGAATGCCAACGTAGCATCCTGCTTTGTGCTGGTATATAGTTCGATACTCTTGCCGTTAGCCGTATGCACGATAGCCGCAATCGGTCGCTCAGGATTTCCCCTGACTCCATATTTGCAGTTCTGATACTTGTAGGCATCATCGCTCTCTGAAATGATTTCGGCAGGACGGTTCCAGCCTTCTGCCTTCACAGAAAGGATTCTCAGCATATCGGTAGGCAAGACCATCTTACCCACGTAATAGCCGTTGCTATCCGTCCACGTTACAGCATTCTTACACGAAGTACCTTCCACCTCAGGAGCATCCGAAAGAATGATTCTTGCTGCATCTACGATTTTACTCTCAATAAGTTCTGCTTGCGAGAGTGTATCAGAATCGCTAGGAGCCAGCAAACCAGCAGACTCTTGGTTTCTATCCAAGAGCACCTTCACCTCTTTCACTAAATCAGATACAGCATATTCTACCATTACTCTAAACCTTCTAGTTCAACACCCTTTTCTTTAGCAATCGCCAAGATGTCTTCCTTGGTCTTCATCTTGGAACGACTCACACCGAAGGTCTCAGCCAGATAATCCTTGGCATCCTCAAAGTCTGTCACTACGTGGGTCTTCTTCTCGTCAGCCACTTTCTTCTTTGCCTTGGCAGCAGCCTTCTTCTTGGCTTCCGCAGCTTCCTTCTTCTCGTCAACACTCTCCACCAAGAAGAACTTGTCGTTGAACCAATAATGAGACTCGATAGCCTTCTGTACCTTCGGGTCTCTTGTCATATAGACACTACTTCCCATGGTCTTACCCTCAAAAACAATACGCATTCGCTCATCACCTACAATAACGCTGAATGCCAAATCAGTACCTGCTTGATATTTATTAAACATGATTATACCTTATTTATATAAGTGTTACTAAAAAAGGGATGGGGCTAGTGCCCACACCCCTCACTATTTAATGAATAATTTGCAATTCTACCTGCTTTTAGGCAGCAGCCTTGGTTACCTCTGTATCAGAAGGGTTATCTGTTGCAGGAACCGCAGCAAGGCGCATACGAGCGTGTGCCTTAGGGTACTTCAAGTACAGACAAGCTACCTCCTGAATAACTACTGCATCGGTGTTACGGATGCCAGCCTTCTTCAAGTCGAGCACGTTTCGAGTCCAAGACAAGTGTACTCGCTTAACCAAGAACTCAGGGTCAAGGGCAAAGCCGCAGTCGCTCATGCCGAAGATGTCAAACAACTCAGAGTGAATCATCAACACCTCACCGAAGTCAGTCTCCCAACTCTTGAACTTCAAGTCCCAAACCTCAACGGTGTCCTTCAAGCGGAACTTGTCAGAATCAATCTTACTGAATGCGCTCACGAAATCTGAACCAGCGATAATCACCTTGCGCTTGTTGCCGATACCAGTACCAACAAACAAGTCTTTTGAAATGTCAACCAACTCCAAATCAGTAATCACTCGTTCATTCTTGCCGTAGCCCTTCTTAATATCGTCAGCAGTAGCAACATGACCTACCTCAATATCCTTACCAGCCATCCACCAAATACCCTTGGTAAACCACTGGGCAGAGTTGTTCTTGGTAGTATGCTTGATACAAGCCATATCACCGAAGAGATAAGTACCTTCCATCGCAAGACGCATATCATAGATACTATCCTCCTCGATGTCAGAGAAATCCCAGTCTACTCGCTTAGCTGCAATCTTATTAAAGGTACTCTCCTCTACCTGAATCATGAAGTTCTGGCAGTACTGAATCTCAGAATCAGGAAGGTTGTTGAAACGACCTGTCTGTACATCCAACTCACCGCAACTCTTAGCCATACGGATAAGTACCTGACCCTTCTTCAAAACAGGAATGCCGATAGCCTGCTTGCTGACCAACTCACCATTTACAGCATACACAATAGGATAACCCTCTGTATCTTTACCGCAAACGCAAAGTTCCAAATCAGGAGTAGGAGCATCTGTAATTGTTGAATAGGCAACACCCTTATAGTTGGTAATAGCCTTCACACCCACCACTCGGATGGTATCATCCAAAGTAAACATTTCAGGGTCTTCTACCTTCAATACCATAGATGTACCAGTACCCTTCGTGGTTTCCTCCTTGACGGTTGTCTTGATAGGACGTGTACCGATACTCCAATACTCAACTACAAACGAACTAGCAGGCTTGGTTGTCGCATAGCGTGAAATCTGGTCAACTGGAGTAGCCATTGGACGAATCTTGGTAATCTTGTCGTTGATGTCGTTCTCATAGAACTCCGTACCATTCTCGTTAAAGTGCTCACGACCTTTTCCCTCAGTAGCGATACCATCATCCTGACGAGCCGCACCACCATTGCCAGCATCTTCGGCAGCAGTAGCACCACCAGCTTCCGCAGCATGACCACCCTCGGTAGTACCGCCATCAGGCAGAGCCGCCTCAGCCATGATAACCTGACCATTCACTCCAAAAATAACTGCCATAACCATCAGGAAGACGGAAAGCAGCCGATTAAATGTACTTTTCTTCATTGTTATCCTAAATTAATTAAACATTATATATTATCTTTTTACCTTTTCTCATTATCGAATGTGTGTTCTCTTCTCGTTGCCACGCTGCCAGATATTACCCCTACGTGATATTCTACCAACAGCACCAAGGTCAGGCTGATTATCCGTAGGCTTGGTCTCCGCATTGGCAGAATCAAGGTCGGCAGTACCATCACCCTTCTTTCTCAGTTCAAGGTTCTTGACGTGCTTGCTGTTCTTGCCACGAACCTCACCTTCATGGGCAGCATCAGCCACATCAGTATCATGGTTCTTAGCCTTGATGAAAGCAGTAATCATTTCCTCTGTAAACTTGCCAGTCACCACATTGCGCATAGTCTGAAAGCACTGGTCAATTGCATCATTCACAGCTTCCTCGCCATACTTCTCTTCCAACTTGTCGAATACCTCATAGCTGGAAGGCATATTCTTGTCATACTCCTCCTGCAATTTCTTGCCGTTGGCAGCATTCTGCAAGAACTCCGACTGAGCCGATGCAATCTCATCCGCATTGTCAGGGTCTGAATAGTAGTCAATGGCATCCTCGCCATGTGTACGAATCAACTCAGCGTAAGGACTCTTGCCAGCCTTCATCGCTTGAAGGAAGGTAGCCGCCTCAGGGTCACTACCCAGCCAATCGCCCATCGCCTTTTCATTATCCTTATAACCCTGCAAAGCCTTCTGGTCGGCATCATAATCATCATTGATTGCCCCATAGATAGACTCATCATCCTCATACTCCGTATTAGGATGGCGGGTCTTCAAACGCTCCAAAGCCAAGTCTCTCTTGGTCTTGGTGTCTTGCTGTTTTGCAGCACCAGCATTCTGCTCAATATTTGTATTTTCGTCCATATATATATGTGTATATTTATAAATCAATGCCCAAAATTAATGCTTTTTTCCGATTTTCATCTTTTATCCGTTAATTTAGTCTAATCGGATGCGACTAATTCAATACTTTTTTGTATATTTGCAGGGTCAGATATGAAATATAAGGATTCACGATGTTATTTTATAGAGGAACGTGATGCTGATTTATTGAGGGTTTACAAAGAAATTATTAATGTAAGAGACAATATCAGACTCTCAGAGATTGAGGAAAAGCTAGCCCAATCTCCGAGCAGAAGATTTTGGGTTTCAGAAGACCGTGCTTATATAGTCATATTAGACTTACTGAAAGGAAAACCTCTTGATAATATGATACCTACCCGAAAGGAAATGTATCAGGAGATTTTCAGACGATTCCAGATTCATAAGAATAATGAGCCATATCTCAGTAATATGGATATTATCAAACGTGTATGTGCTGAAAAAGCACCCAGTTTCTATTTGACTCCTCAAAGCATACACGTAATTCTTAGCAGGGTGAGAAAGGAGGAGAAGCAAAGATGCTACGAGATACGAAAGAGAAGATTGCGCTTTATGCTGGGTACATTATAATAATGTGTATCACTTTTCTTGGATATGATGGCATGGGTCTCTTTGACGATTGTTCTATTCAGAACCGACTAAGCTACCCTTTCTTTCATCAGAACATCTTTCATGCTGCCATCAACCTTTATGTTTTCCATCAATGCTACCGAGCCATCCCTTGTGGCATAGGTCACTTGGTGGCATTCTATCTCATAGCCATCAGCTATCCATTCACCTCTTCCCTACCAATCATCGGTCTCAGCGGCTTTATCTATGCTTACATGGGCTTTATCGCCCCTTACGTGGAGAATAAGATAAGATACAATCTCACCATTCTCCTATATATCTGTGTTGGAATCTTCTTCCCTTGCATGGCAGTTGGAGTCCACATCTATTGCTATGTACTTGGTCTGTTGTGGGGTTATCTAAATGCACCGCTATGCCAAGACAAGTAACCGCCAAACTGACTGATGCTGTAGACAAACATGTACTGGGCATCCTGAAAGAGAACGAGAAACGCATCAAGGAAATCAACACACCCTTCAATCCTATCAAGGGTGAAGGGTGTGGAGATAAGCGATTCCTGCTCTTCCTTCCAGACTTCCCGATTCAGAGACAGCAGCTTCCAGTTTCCATGAAGAAGATTCCGCTCGTCAAGATGCTCATCGAGTTTGGTAGCTGCAAGGCGGTAATCGAGGAACTGCACAAGGATATAGACGAACCATACGACCTAGAAGAAGAGATTGAGCAACTGGTGGAGCAGTTTACTCGCATCAGAATGAAACACGACCCCTTCTTCTTCTTCGCCACGTTCATCTATATCAAACCGAAAGGTGGAGGTCTCCCCTTCCGTTTTGTGCTCAGAAGACCGCAGCGCAGACTGCTCAGGTGGCTGGAGGAGCGAAGAAAGAAAAATCGCCCTATCCGTCTCATCCTGCTGAAAGCCCGACAATGGGGAGGTTCTACGGTTATTCAGATGTACTTCCTCTGGCTGCAACTCATGTGGCAGAAGGGTCTCAACTCGCTCATCGTGGCTCAGGTCAAGGACACAGCAGAGACCATCCGTGGTATGTTCGAGGAAGCTCTGAAAAACTTCCCTACCAAGTTCCTCTACGAAATGGGAGAAGCATTCTCTGAAAACGAACCGAAGTTTGTGGGAGTAGGAACATCAGGCAACGTGAAGAAGGTTCCTCAGCGATTCTGCAAGATTAAGGTGGGTTCCATGGAACGACCGTTGTCAGCCAATGGTGAAGACTACAACTTGGTTCACCTTTCCGAGGTTGGATTGTGGAAAAAGACGGATGGTAAATCTCCTGAGGAAGTAGTACAGAATGCTACCAATGGTATCTTGTACCGACCATACACGATGATTGCCTACGAATCAACCGCCAATGGTACTGGCAACTTCTTCCACAAGGAGTGGCTTGCCGCCAAAAAGGGACAATCTCAGTTTGAGCCGTTCTTCGTTCCTTGGTTCGAGATATACGATATGTATCATCTCGAATTTGAAAGCAAGAAACAGAAGTTAGAGTTTGCCAAATGGCTATATGAGAACCGCAACAATACCAATACGATGTCCGACCGAGAGGAGCCATGTACCTATCTTTGGAAATTATGGACGCTTGGTGCTCCACTCGAAGCCATCAACTGGTATATTGCCGAGCGCAAAAAGTTCACCGACCATGCCGATATGGCTGCTGGCTACCCTACAGATGATATTGAAGCATTCAAGCATTCAGGAGCCAAGGTGTTTGCCGAAGACAAGGTTGACAAGTTCCGCAAGGGATGCCGAGCACCTAAGTTCATCGGTGATGTTTATGGTGATGGCTACAAGGGCAAGAAGTGTATGCAGAATGTCCGATTCTGTGAAGACAAGCAGGGGCAGTTGTGGATATGGAGCAAGCCTGAGACCTTTGACGATTGCAAGGTAATCAACCGCTATCTGGTCGTAGTGGATATTGGTGGACGTAGCAAGAATGCCGACTGGTCTGTTATCTGTGTCTTCGACCGCTATTGGATGATGGAAGGTGGCAAGCCGTATGTGGTAGCCCAATGGTATGGGCATATTGATATGGACTTGCTGGCATGGAAGGCGGCTCAGATAGCCAAATACTACAACGATGCTCTGTTGGTGATTGAATCCAACACCTTGGAAACGAAAGACAAAGAGCACATCTTGGAAGGTGGTGACCAGTCTGAGTTCATCCTGAATCAAATCAAGGACGTATACGACAACCTCTATGCACGCAAGCAGAGTGAATCAGACATCAAGAATAAGGTTCCAGTGAAGTACGGATTCCATACCAACGTGGCAACCAAGCCGATGGTTATCTCAGTATTGGTTCAGGTTATCCGTGAACAACTCTATGTAGAGCGAGACGATAGATGCTTAGATGAATATCTCACATACGAGAAGAACGGAACCGTATACGAGGCAGCAGACGGAAAGCACGATGATTTGCTCATGACTAGAGCCATCGGACTCCACATCTGTTTCAATGAAATGGAAATGCCTAAGATGATTTCCATTCAGGCAAGAGTAATGAGAAGAAAGGTTTCTGTTTCGGCAGCAACCATCATATAGTTTCAAACAATAATAATTACGATTATGAAAGTAACAAAGATTTTCAAGCGCATCAAGTGCGAAATCATGTACCGCCAAGCTACGGCTAAGGCAGACTACGCATCCAAGAAGAACCATGGTGAAATCTTCTACGTCCTTCCTACGCAGAAGGGCAACCTCATGATTATGAACCGCTCACTCTTCGAGGCATTCAAGAAAACCAAACTGGTAGACAACGACATAAAGGTCAGAGACCTCTTCAAGGATTGTGTCTACCATACCAACTGCAAGAGTGAGAAGGGAAAGCGCAGCCGCAAGCGCAAATTTCTCAGATGGAAGGGCTTAATCTAAAATTTTTCTGCCATAAATAAACGGATAAAAGATAGGTGGAGAAAATTCTGCCTATCTTTGCCTATTATTAATAATGTGTACCAAATATGATTTATAAAATAGTACAAGGAAATAGTTTCAAACTCCACATCTTGGTGCGGAAGATGGACGTATCGAAAGAGTTCCAGCGACTCGTTGACTTTGATATGAATCTGGCTACCGACATCAGAGTAGAGTTGTCAGGCTGTTTCTGCAATACAATTTCTGTTCCAGTTCAAGTAGCAGGAATCCAAGGCAACGTACTGATATGCGACATTCCTTCCACCCTTGATTACGGAAACTATAACGTCAGGGTATCATGGAAGTATGAGGGCAGCGAAATGGTCAGTATAGAACGGAACCTTCTGAGAATCGTAGAACACAACTCTATGAGTAATGTTCCTATCGGCATCACGGAAGGAGAACATACTGGCTTATTCAACCTCCGCTACTACATCGTGACCGAGAATCAGTCTACTTGCCCTATTTCTTTCATCGTTGATAACGCCAAATTCAGCTACACCATCAATGGTGAAACCCAAATGGTGGAGAGTCAGGAGAACTTCGTGATTAACGGAACTATCAGCAACGGAAAGAAACTGGAAGCTCAGTTCATGCCTATAGAAGGTTTCAGCATCGGTCAGGTAAAGGTTATCATGGACGGAAAGGACGTTACTGCTGAGTATTACAACAGCAACACACACAAGGTCTTCATCCCAGCCGTATCAGGCTATGTTACCATCACAGCAAGTGGAACCGTCAAGGCAAGCTATTATGGTGCATCGTCAGCCAAGAATATGAGCGAGTTGAATATGGAAGACCTCACAATGTACGAAGGCACTCTTGTCGGTCAGACTCTTACCATCACAACAACGGAAGAGAAACCATACATCTGGTTTGCAAGCCGCCAGCCGCTCATCTTCAACCAATGCGGCTTCGAGGCATCCATGAACACCACAAAGCTAGGTGACCTCTACTACTATTGGTCAGACGAACTTGTAGCTGGTGACGATAACGAATATCAAATTAAATTAAAAGAATAATATGGCAGAAAAGAAAAAATACAACAGCATCCTTGTAAGTGGGCGCAAAGACCAGACTCTGACATATTCAAAGTACGTCAAAGACGAGGAATCGGGAGAATCCGTCAAGGAATCACTCGACAAGAAGGTCAACGTCACTGATGAGTTAACAACTCAGCAAATCAAGGATGGTGCTATCACCAACGAAAAGATGGCTGCTGATTCTGTTGGTAACTCCAACCTCCAAGATGGTTCTGTCAGCAACGAGAAACTGGAGGATGGAAGTATCACCAACGAGAAGTTGGCAGAGAACTCCATCACCAAAGACAAGTTGAAAGACAACACCATCGGTGTAGAGAAGTTAGACCCAGAGCTTCGCCAGACTATTAATGCAGCTACTGGTCTTCCTGAGAATTTGGTAGAAACCATTCAGAACGTAGATGATACACTGAAAAAATATCAGAGACAGCTAGATGATAAGCAGCAGCAAATCACCGCCAACGATGAAGACATTTCATTATTGCAGACTCGCAGTACTCAGATGGAAGAAACCATCAAGGATATTGCTGCTACTGGTGGTGCAAGTCAGGCTAGTGCTGTTACTTATAATAATGAGAAGTCAAAACTTACCGCAATCAATATCCAAAGTGCAGTGGATGAGGTTGTAGACAAAACAGCTATCAAGGATGAGGAAGAAGCGGTAGTAGAAACTCCTTTCCGCTACATTCAGAATGAAGAGTTCATCTTTGCCAAGGTGGATGCAGAAGACAAACTTCTCTTCGGTTTTCAGTGGGATGGTACTCCAGTATTTGGTAAGACAAGTGCAGTAGAGGACAGATTGCAGTCACAAGTAAATCTATTGGCTGATAAGATTACCACTATCTTGGGTGATGATGATACTACAAGTGCTATTGACACATTGAAGGAGTTGAAGAACTTCTTTGCTAGTATTGATAATACTCAGACTCTGACAAGCATCCTTGCAAATCTCAATAATATCAGCACCAAGTTAGGAGAAGACATCAAGAATCTTCAAGACACAAAGGTAGATAAAGAAGAAGGCAAGTCTCTAATTGAAGATGAAGTAAAGGAGTGCTTTAGAGTAATCGAAAATGAGGAGTTTATCATAGGAGTAGTAGATTCTGAGGATAAGGTTCTCTTTGGTATCTACAGAGCAACTGGCAAGCCATACTATCCTCAAAATGATATGTATCACATATCTCATAGTGAGGAGTTCCTTTGGGTTATTCTTGACACTGCAAATCATCCTCTTCTTGGTATTCAGCAAGATGGCACTTGTTGGGCAGCCAAGGCTCAGTGGCTTGATGATATTAAGGCTATTAAGGAAGTTCTTTCAAGCATTGATGAAACCCTCAAAACCTTTCAGCCAAAAGAAGATGGCAAGGGTTTAATTAATGTAGAAGTTGCAGACAGCTTCTTTTATATCTCCAATGATGAGTATATCATAGCAGTGGTAGATGCAGAAAATAGAACACTTGCAGGAATCAAGTATGATGGAAATCCGTACTTCCCTAACCATGAAATGTATTCTGTAATAACCAATGAGGAATGGCTTTATGCTATCATTGATGCAGAAGACAAGATTCTTGGTGGCTTCCGTGCAGATGATGGTCACATGATTGTTGGAGGTATAGACATTAGCACCTTTGTTGCCAATGCTCTTATTGATATAGCTGACATCAAAGAGCGTACAGCCCATCTTTCCACAATAGAGAACAAGGAATATCTTTCAGTAGAGAAAGATGCCGAGGGTAAGGTGATTGGGTATACTGCCCCTGATGGTAGCCATTATCTCTATAAGGTAAAGTCTGAGACTATTCCAACAGAATTTGAGCACATTGAAGACCCAGAGGGAAGAACAGAAATTACAACAGATGCAGAAAATAAGGTTCTTGGCTATAGAGATTCAGAAGGTACTCGTCATGAACATAAGATTTCAGCTAATCACTTAGAACTATCTGATGAAGCAGCTAAAGAGATTAATGAAGCCTTCAAGTCTGCTGGTATCAAAATGGAAAATCCATCTGATTTCAGCAAGGATAGCCATATAGAACTTCCTATTCCTAGAATTGCCGCACAAGTAAGAATCTATGCTCCTAAGTTACCTATAACGAAGCAGGATGATATAGAAGCTGAGATTGAGTATAATGATAAGGATGGAAATTATTTCAAAAAACCAGTTATCTTAAATGCACAAGGCAGTTCTTCTATGTCATACTATGTAAAGAATATGGCTATTGATATTAATGATGACAGCGAGATTAAGTTTGGAGATTTTCCTACACAAGATCGCTTCCATTTGAAGAAGTACTATATTGACGCTTTCAGAGGTCAGTGTATTGTTGGTTACTGGCTGATGGAGCAAGTGTATAAATCACGTCCTCTAGGACAGCAATATCCGTATGAGTATAGCTATTCAAATAATAGTGATATAGAAGGTTATGGGGACGTAAAGAAAGACTTCTTTAATGGTGCAAAATGCCATCCTGATGGATTTCCTATCATCATCACATGGGTTAACTCTAAAACAGAAGAGGAAACTTATATGGGTATCTATACATGGAACTTAAAGATATCAAAGGAAGTTTATAATTGCAATAAAAAAACAGCAGAAAATATAATTCTCGATGGTGAAATTGCCGCAGACACATTGTTTGGGGGTACTATAAATTGGGGAGCTTTTGAGGTGAGAAATCCAAAGTCTCTTATTGACATTAATGGCAATAAATATGATGGAGACAATCCGAAAGAATTATCTAATACTGATAAACTGAGTAAGACCGTAAAGTCATATATTCAGAACTTATCAGGTCTAGGTGCAGCAGTAAAAGCGTCAGACACAAAAGAGACTTATGCTAAGTATCTCCTTATCAATCCAACAATAGACTACATGCTGCTGACACAAGTTACCTTCCATCATGACGGATTAAGAAAAAACTGGATTTGGCTTACCCTAAACGGCGAGAAATGGTGTCCAAATGCTTACGACATGGATTCAATCTTTGGCAATCACTGGAATGGAACAGCAACAATTCCTCATTCTGATACAATAAACGCATTAGATACAGGATTGTACTCTTTTATGAAAGTATATAAAGAAGAATTGTCTGCCAGATACAAAGAATTGAGAGATTTGAAGATATTTGATGCAAACAATATTGTTGGATTGCTAAATAAGTGGCTTGCTTCTGTAGGGTATGACAATTTAAAAAAAGAATTTGAAATCTATAATGAAACTCCTTCATATAGAGATAGCAAGTTAAATAGCCAGTGGGAACTTGCTGATGTAAATGCAACGCAAGCTGCATATTCAGAGATAACGGAGTATAATGAAGGAAATCTTTGCTCTTATCTAGGTATGACTTTTAGGGCGAAGGAAACCGTAACAGGTGTTCCTCCATTATCAGGAACGTATGACAAAGCACCTAAAGTGTTTGGATTCTATAATTCTCCACAGCGTGTGTATAACTGGCTTGTAAAGAGAATTGCATTTTTAGATAATTATTATTCATATAAATAAATATTAATATGGGAAAGTGTTTAGTTACAAAATTAAAGGGAGTTGTATCTGACCAAACTCTCTTAAAATTAGGGGAATTTGTTGTTGATTTTATAGACAAGACAACAATCACTTTTAATGAAGTGCATGACGGTAGAGTGCTTAATGGCTACTTTACCGATGATGCAGGTAATAATCTTGGTACAACAAAGAATAACTCTGAAAGTTTCACATGTAGTGCTGGTTCAAAGTTGATATTGACTAACAAGTATGGCATTATCAATATAACGTGTAAAAACGACGGAAAGTGTACCATTGATACAGAGTACTTGAAGTACAAGGAGCCAAATGGTGGTATCTATAACTGCAATGGCTTGTTGAAGGGTGATGCTGCCAACTTGAAGAATGCAAACATCAATACCTTCCAATGTGAAAAATGCCCAGACCTTGTTGGTAAATTGTCAGACATAGGCTTGCAAACATCCATTCAATATTTGAGATTGATGGGAGATAGCATTACTTGTGACCTCAGTGAGTTTGCCAAGTTTACAAACCTCACTCTCGAAGTTTCATTACCTATGTATGCCAGTGGAGACTTGTCTGTATTTAATTCAAACTTCTCTAAATTAAACACAATATGGGCAGGATATGCAGTATCACAGATTTATGGTGACTTGAGTAAATTGAGTCCTACTATAACATATGTTGATGTTACAAGTAGACCTAACAAGTTTTCATGGAAGGGAACTAGACCTAGTTCAGCAAAGATATGTGTATTCAGTGGAAGTGCAGACTTTGGCGATGATATTGATGCTATGCTCATCAATCAAGCAAATTGCCAGAATACAGATACGTCTATTGCCTTTATTTTAAGAGGCAATCGCACATCAGCATCTGATGAAGCAGTTTCTGCTCTCCAAGCTAAGGGCTTTACAATTTGGATAAATGATGCACAACCAAATGTAGGACAAATTATAACCAGTTATAAAATAAATCAAGATATGAATAAGTTAACAAAGAAGTATAAGGTAGTACATGAGGGAACCAAAATGGTGTTCCCTCTGACAGAGGAAGGTGACAATGCTGAGGTATTCCCATCGGTGAATGCCACCGCAGTAGAGTTTGACTCATACTCAGAAGCCAAGGCTTACGTAGATGAGCATAACTTGGTGTATGAAGAGCCAAAGTATGGGGAGTAAACCATATATTGATAAAGAAAAAGGGAGTGTGGGGGTGTTGTTTAGCACTCCCTTTTCTTATATTCATTCTTTATGTTTTCTGTTTCTATTTTAACTTAGGAAGACTATCATCATCTACTGCATCAGGTAATTGGATAACCAAACACTCATTTTCTGAGTCTTCAAAGATTAAACTAACGAGAACAAGAAACAGAAAATCAATAATTGGAAAGAATATACACATGAGGATATAATCAGAAACTGGTGCTTCATGATGAATTGCTATTGCAACAAATGCTGTATCAATGATGATGCAGCCAAGTATACCTATAATATAAGATATAATTTTCTTCTTCATAAGCTTGAATGTTTAATTTGTGCAAAGATAACTAATTATTTCGGTTCGTCTCTATTAATTAACATTATTAACACTCGAAACATCAAAGAACTTCTCGCACAAACTACCCATCATATAACATGGTTCCTCGCTCAGCATATCTATTCCATCCTGCTCACAGATATGCGCTACAACATGAAGAAGCTCATGACCTATGGTGTTGATGATGCTGCCATCAGATTCACAATCCCCGATGGCAAGCACACTCCTTCTTTCTGATAGGTTGGAATAAGTAAGTCCCCTATCTACACTCTCCTTGGTTAGATGCTCGTAGGCTTCCGATAAAGGATTTTCGTTGCAGCCAATATCCGAAAGAGCATGGCATATCTCATCGGCATCAGTCGGCTGATAACCTATGAAACATACTATGCTCCAATCGTACATCGGGAGTTGTATTACTCTTCTTATCATAACACATCTTCCCAAGGGATAGGTACACCATTGTGGCAGCAATCGGCATAAAATCTGTTAAAGATGAAACCATCCTTCTGGTCGACATCATCCACCATATCCTTGATAAACTGGGCTAGCTGCTCCTCATCCTTGATGGAGGACTTGTAGAAGTCTGCCATCGCCATATTCGCCACATATACATGGTCGTAGCCTATCTTATTCTTTACCTCAATTCCCTGACCGAGCAGAAGGGAATCCACCTTCTCCTTATCCCAAAACGAGACACTTACATCACGCTTGGAGGAAGGGTCATACTTGTACATCAGGCTCACCGCCCACTCGCACATCTTCTTGCTGAAATGATAGCCATTGTATCTGAGATAAGAAACCATTCCCTCAGGTTTGAGGTCGTACATATCCAATGGCATTCTGCATTTTCCCATATTGCTGAATATTAAAGGGAGTCTGGTTCCGACATAAATGTCGGTGCCAAAACTCCCAAGTTAAACACTAGCGACCGCCACCATTGTAGCCGCCACCACCTCTTTCACCATAGCGGTTCGGGTAGTTCCAATCATCGTTCACGTTGTTGAATCTACGTCTGTTCTCACGCTCTTCACGTTCCTCACGCTCTCTTCTCCAATCGTCACGATAATCAGGCATACGCTCACCCATACGCTCCTGCTTCATCTTTTCCAGACAAGACATAGCCTTGCTGCCAAAACCAAGCATAGACTCGATGTTGTCATACAAATCATCGAACTTATCTTCTGTAATCTCAATCATTACCATAATCTTATGATTTTAAGTGAATAGATAGGAGATTACTTGCTCATGGTCTGCTGGAGCCATCCCATCATCTTGTCAATCTTGCCCTCAATACCTGAAACCTTACCTTCCAGTTTATTGATTTTCTCGGTCTGTTCCTTATCCTTGGCTATCTGGGGGTTGAGTTTCTGTAGCATTCCCTCACAAGATTCCACTACCCTCTTGTTGTAATCTACGCTCTCCAGTATCGCCTTGGATTGTCTCAGCATGGCATCCACCTCTGCACTCATAGCATCCTTATTGTCGCTAACCACAAGGTTCTTGTCGTTGGCTATCTGTCCGTTTGCTGGCAGTTGCTTGAAATCCACCTCCTCATCACCCAGCTTCACCTTCACGTCCACTACGGTCTCCATAGGCTGAGGAGTAAAGCCGTTGTTAAAGGTAGGATATTTCGTCTGAGGATTGCTTACTGAAACCACCTGACCGATTCGCAAGTTCGGGTTCTCGCCCTTGTCTAGGACATAGAATAAAGAATTAGTTCTTAAACCTTGAAACATAATATAATCTCCTATTATCTATTCTTGTTAAACAATACCCGACATCATCTGTAGGGTGTTAGTATCTCTCTCAAACCAGAACTGATAAACACCAGTTCCCTGCACGTCTGCAACCGTCAATTGTTCACCATTATACTTGGTCACAGCCTGAGTACTTCCGTTGGTCTCGAAAAGGATAGGCAGCGTACCAGTCGTTCCAGTCGGAATAGCCTGCATCAGGTTTACGAAAATCGTACCTCTGTAGCTGGCATTCAGGAAGGCGTGTTTTTTGAACGAGAAAACAACATTGTTGGTGTTCACAACCACGCCCGTAGAAGCGATAGCTGCCGAACCATTACGATTCACCCTTGTATATGGTCTTAACCAAAACATAGCAGCCTCCTTTCTTTAACCCCAGAATCCGTTGTTAGCAGCATTCAAACCATACAAGCCAGCCTGATAAGCAACGCAGTTAGGAACCGCAGTAAATGGGCTGTAAGGAGTGGTCACGGTCTCAGGCAACTTACACTTGATACCAGCCACCTCGTTCTGCAAGCCAGCCAATACCTGATTGATAGGAGCCACAGCCTGACCCACAATCTGAGAGGTCATAGCAGAAGACTTGAAGGTGCTGTTCTCTTCACGAAGAGCATCAATCTTGTTCTGTAACTCTCTCATTTCAGCTTGCTTTTGTCCGTCAACGATGGTCTGAGTGCTATCCTTGATAGCGTTGTGCAAGTCACAAGTTTGTCTCTGAGTCTCGTAAGCTACATTGGCGAAGCCACGCTCCTGACCATTAGCTACATTGTTGATGGCATTCTGCAAGGTTCCAGTCTGCTGGCAGATAGCCATGCGGTTCTCGCAGCAGCAGTTGGCAATCTGTTGAGCAATCTGCATATTACCCTGCTGCAAGGCATTGATAGTCTGCATACCGCTCATACCCACCTGATTACCTACACTCTGAACCTGAGAGGTCAAGGCAGAAATGGCACTCTGAATCTGACCTTCGGTGCAGTTCAACTGGGTAGCCAAATTGCTGAGTGCATTGCGGTTGCCACCGATGGCATCCATCAGGAGACCACGACCATAGTCATTGTTAATCTCGTTTGCGAGACCACCACGACCATTATTGCCGAAACCTCCCCAGCCCATGAGGAAGAAAAGGAAGATTACCCACATGAACCATCCACCTTCGCCACCGAAACCATTGTTTCCCTTCATGGCAAGAAGGACATTTGGGTCAACACCCTGCTTCTGGAGCAGAGGCGCAAGAAGACCGAGCATCCCATTATTAGATGTTGAGCCTTCGTTTCCGAATACATACGTTTTACTTTCCATATTATCCTGAATCTTTTGTTAAACATTAATTGATTAATACTACGTAACGTTACGAGCACAAAGTTACGAATAATATGGATAGATATAGATAAACTCGCAAAATATTATATAAGTGCTTGATGAGCAAAGATTTATGATTACGTAAAAGGTCATAAATATACAGGAGGGGCGATTGGGTCTCTCCTATATATATAAAATGTGTAGCTACTTCTAGAGGTTTATTCCATACTTTCGTGATAGCTTGCGGAAGAAAGCCTTCTTGTTGGCAAAGTATCGGATGAGCGACTTATTCCACTTCTTTTCATGCCCGAACTGGTCATGGATGCCTTCGGGTATCTTGCCATCGTGAACATACTTCTCGAAGGATGAGATAGACTTGCCCATTTCGTGAGCGCACCATCCCTTGTTGGTTTGTGTATCATTCATCATGGCAGTAAGAAGTGCCACAAGTTCCATATCTCCTTCAGACAGACCGCAAGGGATAGGCTTGCCCTCTGCTTGGGCAACTGCTGATTCATGTGCCTTATCTGCGAGAGCACGAAGTCCAGCTTCGATGATGCTGTAATTTACTAATTGCGACATAAGCATATAAAATTAAAATGATTGTAATCAGGAACATATCACAATAGTACATATTGTTTGTGATAACGATAGAGCCGAACATGATGTGTATTACGTTGACTCCTGCTGCATATAAGAGCGGTATTCTCCACTCCACGCACAATCTGTGCAGTACCTGACCTTTCCAAAGAGAAATCGGGTAAAGAATGTAAGTGATGAAGTAGAAGAACCAGATAGGTTCCTCGTTCTCTTCATACCACAGCGTTATCTCCATCTTGCTGTCGTAGAACTGAGATACACTATACCATCTGAAAAGCATGACCAATATAGGCGCATACTTGAAATAAAGCAAGTCCGTCTTAATCTTGCTGCGTTCAGGGAGTAACTTAGTTATCTCTCTAAACAAATTCCTGACCCGTTGGTCTTCGTCTTCTTCTTTTCTCATAAGCCATTGTTTTCTAAAAGTTTATATGATTGAGGTTCTTTTACTTATTTAATAAAAAATCTTAGAGGTGGCAAATATAATAATAAATTAGGAAATAGCTACATTTATACACAACTTTAAAAGTCAAACTTTGTGAATACTTACAGATTGATAGATTCACACAAGGAAAAAGGGTAAAAAGTTTCAGATTGAAAGCAATTATCCCCCGAAAGCATAGCACTTTCAGGGGATAGTCATATATGTATTACTTCTTAGCCTTTGCCTTCTGGTTAGCCACAACTACCTTGTTAGCCTTCTCCAGCACGGAAAGAATCTTCTTTCTCAGGTCACGAATCTGCTTCATGTCCTCAGCGTTGTAGGCATCCTTGCCATCATCCAAGAAACCTTTCTTCAACTCGGAAATCTCCTGCTTGTCAAGGGAAATCTCGTCAATGGCATCAATGGCAGCCTTGTTGTTGTTGTAGTAGCCATCGCTCTGACTAGGAGCCGTATCAACCAAGAGGTCATAGGAAGTCTTGAATCCGTTCAGTTTGGTGTAGAGTTGTTTCAGCTTCAAGTCCTCGAAATCATCCTTCGGAGTAGCATGAGCCTTGTAGATATCCTCGGCATTCAACTTGTGAGGTCTATACTCCTCCCCACTCTCCTCAGCACGTTCCTTCTTCTTGTCTTCCTCATACTTCTTCACCTTCACATCATCCTGCTTGTACTTCTTATACTCCTCTGAGCCGTAGAACCGCTCCAGCATTGAGTAATCGCCATCCACCTTAGCTTGTTTCTTCAACTTGCTCAGGGTATTGGCTGCACGGTCGTGGTTCTCCTTCATATTCCAGAACTCATCACCTTGTTTCTTAGTAACCGGTCTATCATCAGGATTGCTGACGAACTTACTGAATAATGGAATATCAGCCACCTTAATTTCCTTCGGGTCGTTGAGTGACTTTGTAAGCAAACCGATCACCTGACTGCCCATGGTGTAAGCACCACCGAGATAAGAAGACAATACATGGTCAACCACACCAGGGTTGTTCAGATTGTATCTTGGGTCACCGAAAGCATCAATGCTATTCTGCTGCACATCAGGATAGTCGTTTCCGATTGAGTTAACCATCTTGGATGCACGAACCAGCCAATCAGGAGTGCCAACGTATGCCTTAGTAAAGTTCGGGTCATACTTGTTGTACTCTGTCTCCTTGAATAATGGCTTGCCAGTAAAGTCAACATTGAAAGCCAACTCAAAAACTGGGCGAATAGCATTCGGCATCAGACTGACCGCAATATTGCCATCATATCCAGTAGGGTCAAGCGGAAGCATATCCACTACCTGACCAAGCAAGTCTTCTGCATACTGGCTCCAACTCTCCTCAGCCAACTCGCCACCCATCATCTTGGATGCAATCATATCTCCTATTCCGTAGAAGGCACGGAACTCCTGAGCAAGCGGAATCTTTACGTACTCATGTGTGTAAGGAACCCACATAATCAGGTTGTTTCGTCTATCCCACTTGGTGAACTGCCAGTACTTATCCTTATCATCGTCACCACCCAACATACTCATCAGGGCAGCGTTAACGATAGGAACCAGCACACCACTCGCCAACCATGATGCAGTAACAGCCGTGAACTTGAAAGGATGATGCTTAGCAAGCGCACCCAAGGTCTGCAAACTCTGTACTGCTGGGTTGATGAAGAGATAGAGATTTCTAATAGTCTGCCAGCTATGTTCTCCAGTACCCTTGCGGTTGAAGTTCAGGGTCACGTCCTTGGCATCATTCACCGCCTCATCAATGGAACGTCCATACTGAATAGAGGTCATGTAGACTGCAAAGCGGTTACTATCCTCAATCATTCTGTTCAGGAACTCGATACTATCCATGATTGTGTGACCAACCTTTACTGGGTTCGCCTTCCATCTATCCAAATCCTTCAAGTCGTTCTTGAATTTCTTCTTCAAGTCTTCCACGTCAAGCGAAGAGACAAAGCCAGTTTCACCACCATTCATCATGAAGTCATAGAACATCTGTTCCTTTGGTGTAGCGTTTCCGTTGTTTACCTTATCTCTCAACTTTCCGTTCTGAAAATCTCTCAGCATGAATCCGAGATTCCAAGAGGTAGCAAGATTCTTTCTGAGCAGATAGTTGTACTTTGCATCCTCACGGATAGCTGTAGATGCCAGCGTCATGGTCAGGTCTCGGAAGTAGTTGGAAGGGATGAAGAGAGGTGAAAGACTGGTATAGGCAGCAGCCATCTTTCTACCAACAACAGCAATAACCCTCTTACTGATACTATTTTTGATTCCTTCACTCACTCGGTGTGCTCTGGTATTGTTCATCGCCTGAGCCAACTGAGGGTCACCATTCACATAGATAACGTACTCCTCGCCATCCTTCATCACTCTTACCTCATGCTCTCTCTCCTCGCTGTGAGTCTGAGGATAGGCTATGTTCAATCCGTCTCTCTTCTGAGTAGCATCACCAGCCTGAGCCATCTGCTCCATCTTCTTCTCGAAAGCATCAATGGCAGCCTTCACCTGATTACTATTCATCTGAGAACTAATCTGCGGTGTAGCAGGAATCCACTCCTCGTTGCCGTTGGCATCCGTACTCTTCACATACCAAGCCTTGCTCAGGGTCAGCAGGGAAGTTGGATGATTCTGAGCCAAGAGCATCAGGTGTTGTTTCACCCAGTTCTTGTTGTTGAGCAGGATTCCGCTCTCTGCCATATTCTCGATGTATGCGATAGGGTCATCAGCGATAGAGGTTCGTCCATGTGCCTTCTTCAAGGTCTGATTGAAAGCACCCTTGCCGCCACCGATATAGTCCCATACTTGGTCGGCAGTAGTGCCATCCCAGCCACGGAGAGGAATATAATGGCTATACATATCACGCACATACTGATAAGTATCTTTGCTCATCATGCCAGCCTTATAGCCATCACGGATAATCTTCTTGGTAGCCGCATTCGTAGCATCCCAGAGGGTGTGAGTCTCGGTTACATACTTATCCTCAATATCCTTTACCAGTTTGTAGGCAGCTTCCTCAAAGTCTGAGCCGTCAAATAGAGCAGACAAACCTGAGTAATCGTAGGCAATACCATTCTTGTCGTAGCGATAGTCCATATAAGATGGAGAATATTTCGCCCTTAGTGCATTGTCTCTCTGTCTCCAAGTAGTGAAATCCACTCTTCCAAACTCCAAATCGCTATCATTGGTAATACGGTTCATATCGCCCTTGTAAGCCCTGTATGCCGCACTTCTCTGAGCCACGTCCTCATAGTCAGCATCCAGTGACTTCTTGAAAGCCATCTGAGCATCACGCTCCAAGCCATGCTTAGCCATCATGTAGATACGGACATTATCATAACTATCACCCAGTATTTTCTTCATCTGATGATAAGCCTTTCTTAATGGCTGCAAGAACTCATTGTTGTACTCCTCAAACTCGTTCTTTCCCTTGCCATGACTGCGGTTCTCGGCAGTATAGGCATCCTCAGCCATATTCAGGCGGTCAACACCCACTTCCTTCATGATAGCTTCCTGAGCCTTGCGGATAGCCAGCATACTATCTTGGAAAGCGATACGTTTGAGGACGGAGCCACGCTGCAACTCTCGGTTGAACTCTCCAAGGGCAGTATCATCACTCAGAAGATGCTGTTCGTAGGTTGGAGCAGTCTTCCACAAAGCCATCTGTTTGCGGTACTCGTCCACTCTCCTCAGGAAGTCAACGGCACTCTCACCAGCGTTACGTTGTGGTATGGTTGGTCGCTGGGCATCCTTAGGCAGATTATTATCCTTTTTCCACTGGTTCAGGTCATGCTCAAACTTGTCATAGCGCAAGGAGAATCGGGTATTCCCCACGATATTGGCATTGTTCTCATCGAATATCACGTAGTTGTAATCGCCTTCCTTTGCACCGCCAAATATAGTACCAGCCTTATACTTGATACCAGTGAAGCCAATAGAAGACAGGAACTTACTAACTGCACGACTAGCATTTACATCTTTCCACTTCTTAGTTTTTCTTAAAGCATACATTAGAAAATCATAGGCATTACCGCCAAATGAACCATCAAAAGAAAAACCACGCTTTTTAAAGTCGGCAAAATCTATTTTTAATCGCCTTAATTCTTTAATGATTGTATTCTTCTGTTTATCTGTCAAAGGAGCATCCCAATCAAGATAATCTCCATTATCATCAGGAATATCCACATCATAAAGGTAAGCAATATTATCAGGAACAGCTATTTCCTCATTCTTCTTTGCAAGAATATTGCTAAGTTCCTTTAAATCATCATCATCAGGGAACATTTCTAGAGCAGAAGAAAGGTCTTTTCTCATAGCATCCAATCCCTTGTTTACATCTTTATATTTATAGATATATTGTCTTACCATATCTTTGTTATTGGCAGACATATCTGTCACAAATTCAAAACCGCCATTATCTTTCCTTATCTTGGCATCAGGCATTTCGTATCTCCACTTGCCATCAGCACCACGCTCCCAGCCAGTAGCTGCCTTGATAGCCTTAGCCTTCTTTTTGTTCTTCTCCATATCCTTTGCCACAGAGAGGTTATCCATACGGAAAGTACGCTCCTCTGCCTTGTCAGCAGCAGCCGCACCACGCTCGCCAGCGAGAGAGAAACGGATATTGTCGCTACTATTGATAGCATCCATAGTAACCTTCTGTCTATCCTCAGCATTTCCACGCTCATAACTGCTCACATCAATGCCAGCCTTCTTCAAGGCATCTATAACATCACTTGGAGTATCGCTAGGAACGATAGCCTTCTCAAACTCATCAAGTCCGTAAGGTCTCATAAACTTGGTTTCAAAATAGAACACCTTATAGTCTTTCTTGATTGTATCAAGCAACTTATTGTATCTATCCATCCACTCATCAGATACCTCAATATTATAAGCCTTCTTCAAATACTCCTTTTCATTTCCCTTATGGTCAGTAAGTTCAACCATACGAGAAACACCGCTATCATCAAACGCATATCTGTTATTAGAGCCAACACGGATTTCATCAGACAATTCCAAGAACTCCTTGGTAATCTTGTCTTTTATCTGATTATGTCTCTCATCGCCAAAAGGAATCAACTTATCTTTGGCATTCTTCATGGCAGCAAGCGTATTAACCTCAGGAGAGTTCTTTGCTATGAACACACCAAGTTCTGAGCCGAAGGCAGTATAGCCGCCAGCCACACCCTGTTTCTTCATGAGCTTCACAGCATTTTCTATAGTATTAGGGATATACTTAGGCTTACCGCTAGGTGTAGTGCCATTATAAAGCATTTCCTCAACACCATATTCCTCTGTCTTCTTATCCAGCCAAGATGGGAAATCATCAGATAACTTCTTATTATCCTCCACCTTCTTCTTTGCAGTCCCCATCGTGTCGTGAACATCTACCTTTCCATTCTTTCTGTTATTGCGAACCACATCATTCACGAAATCAGCAGCGACATAGAAGTTCTCCACGCCTTCAAGTTCTTCAAGACGTTTCTTCTTCAAAGCAACAAGCAAATGATTACCCTGCTTTTCTGCACTTGCGATACGAGCCTTCAATTTCTCACGTTGAGCATCTACGTCATTATCCTTGCCAGTAGCCTTATTCATCAGTTGAATCAGTTCTGCTACCTCTTTATCAGTATAATCTGTTTTGTTGCCATTATCTGAGATACGCATCACCTCGTTGGTAATGTCGTTGTCATACTTGCCAGTCTGATAGATAGTTTCAGGATTCATGCCATTATCAAACAAGTAGTGCCAGTACAATCCGTCACGAACATCGCCACTTGACAAATATCCCTTCCAGCTTTCTCTTACATTGGAATAGATACCATTATCAACATCACCAAGTTTCACGTTCATGTCGGTATTGAAAGCCTTCTCGCCCTGCTTATTCATGATTCTCTCCACCTGAGGATAGGTAGGTGTCCAAGCATCAGCCGTGAAGGTTCCAGCATTCTTGCCTGTTCTCTTAGCCAGCTTCTCAGCCTTAGGAATCAGGGTAATCTCTCCATAATCAGAGTATATTCCGTTCTTGGAGTCAACAACACCCATAGAAGGAGCAGCAAAACCGCCCTGCTTGATAGCCTTTCTTAACTTGTCAACGCTGATGTTATGCATACCAAACATAGTTTTTTCGTTCTTCAATGAAAACTTTTCGCCATTTCCCTTGGTAGTTTCAGAAGAATTGTCTATCTTTGCAGCAGAGCTGAGCGGAGGAGTGGAAAGGCTTTCCACCTTATCATCTTTAGGAGTTAACATAATGAGTTCGCCGCCATTTCGTTCAGCTTGTCTTTTTATTCTCCCAAGATTTCTTTCATCAAGTGTATACCAACCAACAACTTCAACATTATCCTTGTTGTCGTTTACTTCCAACACGGTGATAGGACTTTTATCATCCAACTTGATTGCAACCCAATGGTTAGGCTTCTTTGTTGGCTGTGTGTGCCCTACTAAATCAGTATTGTATAAAGCATCATTCAATACCTTTTTGCTTTCAGCAGGAGTAAACTTGTGAGCATTCCAATTCTTCTCAAAAATATTCTTCTTGATAACAATAGGCTTTCCGTTTGCCCCTATAGCAGCATCCACATTCTTTGGTATAGCAGGAAGCTCTACATTACGAAAGGCACTAGTGAAGTCTTCATCCGTCAATTCATCAACGGACTTAATCTTATCCAGTTTCAAAGTACCATCCTGATTCAGAGGATTCTCCTGATTATCCTTCAACGAGAACTTAGGAGCATCAGCTATCTCCTGATTGATGCTGTTCACGACATCATCAGTAACAATATCGCCCTCCTGAATCTGCTGAGGTTCACGACCAGCATTCTTCACAAGTTCCGCTTGCTCTGCTCTGGTCAAGATACGGTTCACCTTCATCGCACCAGTAATCACCCAAGGGTCAGTCTCAGGGTTCGGGTTGGTACGATACATATAATAGCCATCAGTAGGCAGATGTTTCAAGCCAGCCAATGAATGCTGATACTTGCCCGATGGATTGATACCCTCTTGGCGAGCTTCCTCCTGATAATCAACATCAGCAGCATACTCCACCTCAGCGAAAACGAAATTCTTAGGGAAGAGAGTCTTGTTGCCCTCAGCATCCTTGCGGTTGAACTGAATAGCGTAAGGCACTATACCAAGATGCCAGCCTGGTCTATAGGCTAGCTTACCGCTACCGCCTTGTGTTCCCTTGCCGCCCTGCTTAACCTGAGGTCTGCCAGTCTTGCTTTCTCCTGCAATAGGAGCCGCATCAGCATCAAGCCATACACCAACCGGAGTAGCAGCACCATCAGGGTTCGCTACCATTGGTGGATAGAGTTTGCCATCCTTTAGCACAAACACCTTGTAGCCGATACCCTTCTTCTTAGGTTCAGGCTTTTGACGTAGAGAGAATGAAACATCTTCACCAGTCTCAGTATTCGTCACCTCACCATTGGCAGTCTTCACATAGGCTTGTTCGATAGAACGGATGATGTTCTTGGTCACATCGCTATACTCAGTACCAAAGAATGCCAACCTAATCTTCTGCAATATCTCATGGATAGCAGCGAGCAGAGGATGAGACATCTTCATAGCAAGAGTGTGAGCCAAGTTGAGGTCACGAATCATTTCACCTACAGCATCAGCAACAACCTCCTCAGCATAGTAATCTCTAGCACGTCCAGAGAATCCAGCATCGGAATATCTCTGCATGGTCTCATCTACCGCCTTGTCGAAGGCATCAGAGCCATAGGTATCGAGCACAAGCTGAGTCAACTCATTGTATGCAGCAGGGTTCAGATTCTTGATTTGGTGGGTCATTTCGTGACCGAAGATAAACTGAGCACCTTCCGTGATAGAAGAGTCAAGAGTGATGAAGATGGTACGATGCACGTTGCCATCGGCATCCGTAGTCTCCTGAATCCAGCCGTTGCCCAACTTGTCAGAGTACTGCCATTGAATGTTAGCACCCATCATCTTAGCCAGTCTCTCGAAAGCCTTACGAGTCTTCTGACCTACGATATTGTCAACGACCTTCATATCATCCACCTTGTTCTTCTCTACGTCAGCAGTACGCTCGGCAGTTGTCTGCTGCTTGCCATTCTCCTTGGCAGAGAAAGGAAGGTCAGATTCATCACGCTCTGCGCCTAAAGGATTCTCATCAGTAGCATCCTCAGGAACATTTATATTATCATTTATATTGTCATTTTTCTGCTCATTATCCGTTTCATTAGACAAATCATTAGATTCATTATCCGATTCATTATCCAACTTCGCCTCTGACTTCGCCTTCAACTCAGCCTTTTCATCCGACTTCGCCTTCAACTCGACCTCTGGCTCAGCCTTGTGCTGCTCTGCATAGGCTGCATTCTCCTGAGCACGTTTCTGCTCTTCAAGTATGTTCTCTGCCTGAGCAATGCGAATATTTTCAACAAAATTCCTTGCTTCCGATGCCTTGAAACCGCTATTGAGTACACCAATAAGTGCGTTACGAATATCCTGAGTGTCGAGTGATTCAAGGTTGGATGGACGATTCTCCCACAAGCTATGAACGAGCGCATCAATAGTAGTTCCCTTGCCATCGGCAGCGAGCAACTGAGTCTTGGCAAAGTCTTCTCTGCTCAATCCAGTCTCCTGCTTAACACCCTTGCTTGTCTCTGTTCCCTCATAGTTGAGAGAGTGAGCACCGAGGTTGCTAGCCACATACTCCTCGGCAGTAAGCGGAGTTGTATCGGTCACATCAATGCCAGTACCATCATACAGACGATGAATGAGAGAACCGATAGTTTCTCTATAGAGTTGTGATACAGCCTCAGCATCATCCTTCACCGCACTCTTCAAGCGAGCGAACTTTCTTCTTGCCTTCTCAATGAGTTCCTTTCTACCCTCAGCAGTATCTTCCACCTTGGCAAGTTGTCGCTCATTATAGGCATCACGGATAGCGACAGCAGAGTCATAAGCCGCCTGAGCATCAGCAATAGCCTTCTCCTTGGCATCCTTAGCAGCCTTCTGTTCCACGAAAGTCTTACCCTTCACGGTCATGTTGCTAGCCTTGTCGAGTGCCTTCTTTGCATCAGACACATATCCAGATACGATACTATCTGCATCCTCACCAAACTGATTATCATATAGCTCAGCAGTCTGTGCGGCAGTCAGCTTCGAGAAGTCAGGATTGCCATCCTCCAGCATAGGCACGATGGTTCCATCTTCAAGAGTAATGGCAGGAACATCAGGAGTCTGTTCTGTTGCAGCAGTCTCAGTAGATTCAGGAGCCGCGACCTCATTAGCAGGAGCCGCGACCTCGCCCTCTATTGTCGGAGTCTCCACCTCTATCTCACCTCTATTCTCTCCGCTATTATCCTCTACCATTGAGGAGGCAGCAAATGCTTGCTTATACTCATCGAGTGTCATGGTAGTAGCCGTTCTCACATCTTTCTTATTGACCGCATGAGGAATAAGAGAGCCATCACTCGTCAATTCCATCACCTTAGCTTTTGCACCTGAATCACGGATAAGAAACAACTGGGAGTTTGGGTATTTTGTATTACCATCCTTGCCGAGTACATCAGCAAGCACCACGTTTCCATTATCATTAAGTATCTGATTGAAATCAAATGAAGGTTGAGTCTCTTCTGTCTGTTCAGTCTCCTGATTCTGCTGAGCAGCACGTTCTTTCTCCATCTGCTCACGCTCAGCCTTGGCAGCTTCCAGTCTCTTCTGGTCTTCCAAGTCTTTCATCTGCTGCAAGTCTGCAAGCGAATAAGGATTCTCCACCACGTTACCATCTATAGAGATAGCAGCAGTACCATCACCATAGTCAGCCAACACCTCATAGGTATGTTCAGTACCATCAGTATCAGTCACATTGAACTGGGAGCCAACTTCAACGGTTCCATCAATGATGCCAGCCACTTCCTTGATAGCATTCTCTTTAGCATCAGATACCGCCTGAGCCTTCACATCATCAGCAGGGAGTTCTTCACCCAGTTCAGCGAACATCACCGCATCAGCATGTTCAACGCTATTCGTTGTCGGGTCAAAGTAGAGAATCATATCATCGCTATTGCTTACATCAATGGAGCCATCATCATGAGTAGCAACGTTACCACTAATAATATAAACACCATAGTCTTC